ACAAAGTCAAAAGAAAACTTACCAAACTTTTCAAGGTAAGAAAATTGATATGGATACATTGCGTCAGCGTAATGAATTGACTCCAGCAGTTGGTAATGCTCGTGTAAATGCACGTGGCGACGAACTTGGTCCTGGTGGCAAAATCATAAAAAAACGTGACGATGTAATTCGTGATTATTACGAAGAACATCCGCAAGCGGCTCCAGATGAAGTAGCACAAGTAGAACAGCCTGTAGAAGAAGTAGCAGAACCTGTTCAAACCAAAGCCCAAAAGAAATCAGTAGAAAATGCTAAAAAAGCGAAAGCAGTTGAAGCGGCAGATGCTGAAGATGATTGGGTAGAAGATGCAGACGGCAATTTTGTAAAAAGAGGTGACTAGTGGATACGTTAGCAAAATTTGAAGGTAAACTAACCGCAATAGGAAACAGAGTTCTTGTAAGTGATATGTACTTTGGAGAACAAACTACTAAAGGCGGAATCATTCTTACATCAGACGATGGAAATGTTAGAGGCATTTATCCACGTTGGGGTAAAGTTCATAGTAAAGGACCTAAGAACAAAGACGATTACAAAATAGGTGATTGGATATTGATTGAACACGGTAGGTGGACTAGGGGTATTACAATGACGAATGAAGGCGAGGAGGATATCATACTGCGTATGGTTGAATCTGAAAGCGTTCTTGCGTACTCAGATGAGAAACCTGAAGATGTACAAATGAGTGGCAGTAGTGTAGGTGACTATGCTCCTGATAATATTGACCCAAGTGGGTTTGTTAACGCTAAGTAGAAAGATACAAAATTGGAAAATAACGTAAATCTTAAAAGATACGAAACCTTTGTCCAGACTGTAACGTCGGCACAAAGTAACGAAACACAGGCTCTTAATACACAACTAGAGGCATTAGAAAACGACAGTGGTGTTAATATGGCACTACTACTAACAGGCGGAATAGGCCTATCATCAGAAGCAGGAGAATTTAATGAAATTATTAAAAAGTGTATCTTCCAAGGTAAACCACTTAATGATGAAACTATATTTCATTGCAAACGAGAACTTGGTGATATTATCTGGTATTGGATTAACAGTTGCCGTGCTCTTGGTCTTGACCCTAACGAGGTAATAGAAGAAAATGTCAACAAACTAAAGTCCCGCTATCCAGGTGGCGAATTTAACGTTTATCACAGTGAGAATCGTAAAGAAGGTGACCTTTAAACTATACGACTATATTGCAATATTTGCTTTTACACATTTATTTTATTATGGAATAATAGGATTACTTGTAGGATCATATGTGGGCGGTTTTATAATTTTAGTAGGTTGGGAATTTTGGAAAATGTATGAACGATGGAGAGTAAGTAAATGAAATTAAGCAAAGTTGAAGAACAAGGTGTCAAGATAGCCAAAGTAAATACTCCTAATAGCAAAGACCAAAAATTCGATATAGAAAAAGAAATAAAAGAAATAAAAGCACTTCTTAAAGAAATCCTCCAAAATATTGCAAAAACTTCTTGACTTCTTTGCAGTTCTCTTATATAATAACACAATATAGGAGTATAACATGAAATTACCTGAACAAAAAAATACTGGAATCGGTACAGCCGGTGCGGCAGGCATTGCACTTATGATCCTTCATATTACAAACTACTTGACAGGATGGGCATGGCCCATATTGTATATCTTCTTGATTTTAGTAGGCATGGGTATGGAGAATAAAAAGAAATGAAGGAACTATGGGTAGAGAAATATCGACCAAAAACTGTTGACGGTTATGTGTTTAGAGATGAAGCACAACGTAATCAAGTAAAAACTTGGATTAAAGACAAAACTATTCCGCATTTATTGTTTAGCGGAAATGCTGGTATTGGTAAAACAACACTTGCAAAACTTTTATTTAACGAACTTGAAATTAATGATTTAGATGTATTAGAGATTAATGCTAGTCGTACAAATAGTGTTGATGATGTTAGAGATAAGATCGTTAACTTTGTACAAATGATACCTTTTGGAGATTTTAAAGTTGTATTACTTGATGAGGCTGATTATCTATCGCCAAACGCACAAGCGGCATTACGTGGTGTAATGGAAGAGTATCATACTACTGCACGTTTTATTCTTACTTGTAACTATCCAAATAGAATTATTCCAGCACTACACAGTCGTTGTCAAGGTTTTCATATTGCTAAAATAGATCAAACAGAGTTTACTGCAAGAGTGGCAGAGATTCTTATTACAGAAGGCGTTACTCCGGACTTAGATACACTTGACACATATGTAAAAGCAACATATCCAGACTTACGTAAATGTATTAATACAGTACAAATGAATTCACAAGAAGGAGTGCTTAATAAACCTAATGAAGGTGACACTGGCGAAAGTGATTGGAAACTTGACATGGTTGAATTATTTAAAGCAGGCAAAATTACAGAAGCACGTAAAATGCTATGTGGTACAATTCGTCCAGAAGAAATGGAAGATGTATATCGTTGGCTGTATGACAACATTGATCTATTCGGCGATGATGAAAAACAAGATCAAGCAGTATTAACAATCAAACAAGGACTAGTAGATCACACACTTGTAAGTGATCCAGAGATTAATTTATCAGCAACACTTATTCGACTAGCGAGGTTGTAATGGAACAACAAATTAATGAAGAATATGATGGCTTTATTGGTATCTATGATAACGCTTTTGATCAAGGGTATATCAAAGAGTTAATTAAATTTTTTGAAGCAAGTAAAGATTTACCATTAGTGCAAGAATCAAACGAAATGCGTCATAGTGTAGATCAAGATTCCCTTTTATTTCTCGATCCGCAAAATATTCAACACGTAAACAAATATTATGCTGAATATTTTTTTAAAATACTCTGGGAAAAAATTATACCTTTATATACAAAAAAATTTAGTATTCTTGGGCTAATACAACTAGCCGGTGAAGAACTAAAAATGAAAAGAATTAAACCAGGCGGTGGTTTTCATAGTTGGCATTATGAAGGTTTAGCGGAGGGAGCAAAGCGTAAACTAGTCTGTCAATTATATTTAAATGATATTCCTAAAGCCGGAGAGACAGAATTTTTATATCAAAATAAACGTATGGAGCCAAAAGAAGGTAGACTATTAGTTTTTCCTGCAGATTGGACACATACACATAGAGGTAACCCTCCTATTGGGGTTATTAATAAATATATTATTACAACTTGGTTGTTTGAGGCACCAAAATAATATGACATATCTAGTAGTGGACAACTGCATCAAATGCAAACATATGGATTGCGTTGAGGTTTGCCCTGTAGACTGTTTTTATGAAGGTGAAAATATGCTTGTAATTAATCCTGAAGAGTGTATTGATTGCGGAGTGTGTGAGCCTGAATGTCCTGCAGACGCTATTGTTGCTGATAATACATTAGCAGGCAGTGAACTTGCAAAATGGATGAATATCAACACAAAATATTCCCAAGAAATGGATTGGCCTGTAGTAACAGCAGTACATGATGACAAACCTTCAGCAGAAGAGGCAGAAAAAATGAATGGAGTAAAAGACAAATATGAAAACCATTTTTCGGAGAAACCAGGAAGTGGCGACTAAAAATAAAAAATTACTAAATGATATTGTACGTATAAGTGTTCTTGAAGAAGAAGTTGAATACTATAAAACATTGTTGCAACCACACGATACAGGGCATATACATACAACAATAGGCTTTTTACGTAGACGTATACAGGAATTAAAAGGAGAAGCACCATGGCCGCTAGACTAGTAAGTTATAGCAAAGCAACACCAGAATTTGAATCAGAAGGATTAACAGATTTACAAGAATTAATTGCATTTTGTGCAAAAGTATCAAACCCTGCCGCACAGATTAATACTGAAACAAGCGAAAGGTTAATCAAATACTTAATTAAACATGCACACTGGTCTCCTTTAGAAATGGTAAATGCAGTGATTGAAATTGAGACTACACGAGACATTGCTCATCAGATTGTTAGACATAGAAGTTTTGCATTCCAAGAATTTAGTCAAAGATATGCAGAACCAGGCGAAATGGGTGAGTACTTTATAACAAGTGAAGCACGTTTGCAAGACAATAAAAATAGACAAAACTCTATTGAAATTGATATGTCTGAACCAGGCATGGCAGAACTTATAGTTGGCTGGGAAGAAAAACAACAAGACGTAATTTATACTGCCGGCAAAGCATACGATTGGGCAATTAACAACGGGATTGCTAAAGAAGTTGCACGTAAAGTATTACCAGAAGGTCTTACTAAAACTAGACTATATATGAACGGTACTATACGTAGTTGGGTACACTATATTGAATTACGTAGTGCAAATGGCACACAGAAAGAACATAT